GAGGTCATCCAATGCGCGGACGACCTCTGGGCCTCCAGCGTGGCGAAGTTCAACCGGCTGGCCGAACTGGCCGATCCCGAAGACCAGCGGGTGCGCGGCGCCTTCGTCTTTGCCGGCGGCGCTGCGACCGGCCGCTACAGCAGTTATGGGGCGCAGTTGCATAACATGAGCCGCAAGTGCGCCGCCGCGCCGGATGACGTCCGGCAGGCCATGGTGCGGGGCCACCAGATCGTCCCGGCCTACGGCAAGCGGGTGACGGACGTGCTGAAGGGGATGCTGCGCCCGGCGATCATGGCGCCGCCGGGGCGCCGACTGATCGCCTTTGACTGGTCAGCCATCGAGGCGCGCGTCCTGCCGTGGTTGAGCGCAACGTCCACCGCTGAAGTCACCCTCGACGTATTCCGCAGCGGTAAGGACATCTACGTCAGCACCGCAGCCGCCATGTTCAACAAGGCCGAAAGCGACGTCACCAAAGACGACAGAATGCTCGGAAAAGTTTCTGTTCTCGCGTGCGGGTTCGCCGGGGGCGTCGGCGCCTTCGCGGCCATGGGCCGGATTTACAGCGTCAACCTACCGGAGAGCGAAGCGCGGCGCATGGTGGACCTATGGCGCCGGGCTAATTCGTGGGCGCCGCGTTTCTGGCGGGGGCTGGAGGAGGCGTACACGCGGGCGATGCGGAACAAGGGCCATGAGTTCACCGCCGGTCGCATCACCTATTTGTTCGACGGCCAGCATCTTTGGTATGCTCTGCCTTCCGGCCGCGTCCTCTGTTATCCCTTCGCGCGGCTTGAGCCCGAGGGCGTCACCTATGCGAAAGCCTCCTGGAAACCGGCAGCGGACGCGAAAGAGTGGCCCCGCGCGCGGCTATGGCCTGGCCTCGCGGCGGAAAATGTGACCCAGGGCGCCGCGAACTGCATCCTGCGCTACGCCTTGCGCGAACTGGACGCCAGAGGCGTCGAAGTGATTGCGTCCGTACACGACGAAATCGTCGCGCAGTGCGACGAAAAGGACGCTGATGCGGTCTACCAGACCATGAAGCAAATCATGTGTACGCCTCCAACCTGGGCGGCAGGGATACCGCTCAACGTGGAAGGAAGCGTAATGACTCGTTATGGGAAATAAGGGGGAGAAGATGGACTTCGTAGAGTTCCTGCAAGGGCTCGCGCCCAAGGGTGAGACGCTGCTGGTGGTGCGCCAGAAGGCGGTCCTGCGGGACGGCCAGCAGGCGCTGCACGCAGACGGCACGCCAAAGTACACTTGGCCGGCCTTCATGCCGTCCAAGCGCCGCAACGATGGCGCGTGGTACGGCAACACCGGCTCGTTCATCCTCGACCGCTTCAAGGACGGCCAGCCGTCCGCATCCGCCGGCAACTGCGAATACGTTTTGGTGATGATGCTCGACGACGTGGGCACGAAGGCGAAGACGCCGCCCCTGGCCCCGACGTGGATCATGGAGACGAGCGAGGGCTCGTTCCAATGGGGCTACGCCTTCGCGGAGCAGCCGACGAAGGGCGAGTTCACCGCGGCCATGACGGCCATCGCCGCCGCCGGCTACACGGATCCGGGCGCGACCAACGCCGTCCGTAACTTCCGACTGCCGGAGTCGGTCAACCTCAAGCCCGGCCGCGACGGCTTCAAGGCGCGCTTGGTTGAGTTCCACCCTAACCGCGAATTCACCCTCCCGCAGATCTGCGAGGCCCTAGGCGTCACGCCAGCGCCCGCTGACACGGCGTCCCAGAGCGTCTTCCGCCTGCGCGACACGGGCAAGGACGCGGTGCTGGAGTGGCTAAACGAGCAGGGGCTTGTTCTGTCGGGGGTCAATCAAGAAGGCTGGCTGGGCGTCGTCTGCCCGAACGCGGCCGAACACACGACCGGCCAGAACGAGGCCCGCTACAATCCGATCAACCGCGCCTTCTGCTGCTACCACGGCCACTGCGAGCATCTGGACAGTGCGGCCTTTCTCAAGTGGGTCTGCGACCAGGGCGGCCCGCGTGCGGGTCACGGCCTGCGGGACGAGCTGCTGGCCGAGCAGATGTCGCGCACCCTCGACAAGCTGACGCCGACCGAGAACTTCCCCGACCGCGCCGCCGAAATCATCGCAGAGGTGGACCGCAAGGAGCTGGGCCGGGTTGAGAAGGCGGGCTGGTACGAACGCTTCGCCTACGTCCTCTCGGACGACTGCTACTTCGACCTGGTGGATCGGCGGGAGATCAGCCGCAACGCCTTCAACGCGCTGTTCCGCCACATCCCCTGCCGGTCCATCCACAGCGGCAAGAAGATCGAGGCGTCCACCTGCTACGACGAGAACCGCCAGGCGATGGGCGCGCGGGTACTGGTGGGCGTGACCTACGCCGCGGGCGAGAGCGTGCTGGTGTCGCGCAACGGCGAGGTCTACGGCAACCGTTGGGTCAACGCCCGGCCGGACGTGACGAAGGCGCCCTTTGGTGACGTCATGCGTTGGGTCGAGCATTGCCGTCGGTTGGTGCCGGACGCGGCGGATCTCAACCACATCTGGGACGTGATGGCGTTCAAGGTCCAGAACCCGCGCGTCAAGATCAACCACGCGATCCTCCACGGCGGCCACGGCGGCAGCGGCAAGGACACGATGTGGGCGCCGTTCATGTGGGCGGTCTGCGGCCCGACGCTGGTGAACCGCGGCCTCATCGACGGCGACACGATCAACAGCCAATGGGGTTACGCGCTGGAGAGCGAGGTCATCCTTCTGAACGAACTGAAGGAGCCGGAGGCGCGGGAGCGCCGGGCGCTGGCGAACCGGCTGAAGCCGATCATCGCCGCCCCGCCGGAATACCTAGTTGTGAACCGCAAGGGCCTGCACCCTTACGACACGCTGAACCGGGCCTTTGTCCTGGCCTTCTCCAACGACATGATCCCGCTCACGCTGTCGAGCGATGACCGGCGCTGGTTCGTCATCTGGTCAACGTCGGGCCGCATGGATCCGAAGGAAGCGTTGGCGATGTGGCGCTGGTACAAGGAGGAGGGCGGCTTTGCTACCATCGCCCGCTGGCTCTACGCCCGCGACGTGTCGGCGTTCAACCCTGGCGCCGCCCCGCCCATGACGGACGTGAAGGCGTCGCTGGTGGAACACTCCATGAGCATGGCCGAGAGCGTCATCGTGGACATGATCCGCAGCCGCCAGGGTGAGTTCGCCCGCGGCGTGATCGGCGGGCCGTTCCACGCGCTTTGCGATCGGCTCCAGGCGATGATGCCGTCCGGGTCCAAGGTGCCGCAGGCGGCGCTGCTGCACGCGGTCCAAGAAGCCGGCTGGGTGGATGTCGGGCGGGTCGAGTCAACGGACTACAGGACGCGGAAACATATCTTCGCCGCGCCCGAGATCGCGCATGTGTACACCAAAAGCGACCTTCGGCGCATGATCGAGCAGCCCGCCGCGCCGAAGGTCGTTGATCTTAAGGTCGTGGGGTGACGCGGCCCAGCGTCGCGTTGGCCTGGATGCGGACGTCGCGGTTGGACCAGGTCCAACACGCGCCGTCATCGTCCTGGAAGCAGACCCACATGAGGTCTGCCTCCGGGCCGTAGTCGATCACCAGATGCGCCCACGCCTTCCCCTTCGGCGTGAGCAGCGGCAGGGGCGGGTTCAGTTGCGTCAGCATCACCCGCCCCTAAACTCCAGCCCCGTGACAGCGGCGGCCTCTAGGATGTCCTTGGCCGACCGGACCAGCGTCTCAGCTAGGCGCAGCGCCTGCATGGGCGTCAGCTCGGCAACACGGTCGTCCCGGCACTCGACGCCATGCAGGACGAGCTGCACCCGCTCAGGGTGGGCATACGCGAAGGCTTCGCGCACAGGACCTATGACGCGGTCGCTCACGGCTCGTCCCCCTTGTAGATGTTGAGATGCGCCGCCGGCACCAGGCCGCCGCTCGACGTCATCACCGCCGGAGCGCCCAGCGTCGCATAGATCGACGTCGCCAGTTGGCGCAGCGTGTCGGTCCAGCCCTCGATCACGGCGGGGTCGGTGCCGTTGTCGCCCGCATAGCGGTCCAGCAGCACGGCCACCTGTTCTGCCGCGGCGAAGGCCCTGCTGGCGGCAATGTCAGCCGCCTCGGTTGTGTTGCGTCCCATGTCGGTCCCCCTTGCCTGCGTCACGCGCTGGCGATCTCGCGCACCAACCGGGCGCCAGCGGGTGTGACGGTCAGCTCAACCTTGCGGCGGTCCATGACGGAAGTGCGGCGCTTTAAGAGGCCCAGCTCGATCAGCTTGTCTGCGGATCGCGTCACCACCGGCTTCGGCAGGTTCAACGTCTCCGCGATGATCTTGTTGCTCTCGCCGGGGTACTCGGCCACCAGGGCCAGGATGGCGACCTGGCGGCAGGTCATGTTGGCGTCAGGCTGCGAGGCCAGGATGAACGCCCGCGCGTCGGGCGGGATGGTCAGGTTGGTGGTCATGGTGTGTCGTCCCTTCACGTTGTTGCGTATCTGCACGGGGCGCACAGTCGGTTATGCGCCCCCTCGCTGTCAAAGGTTTTCTTGCACCGCAGGCAGGCCCGCGGGGTAGTGTTCGGCTTCGGCTCCACGGGCCGCTTCAGCCGGGCGCGGAATTGCGCTTGTGCCTGCGCGGTGCGGGTGCGGCTGGCCCACCAGGCGCTTAGGCCCTTGGCGGTGATGTTCCCCACATCCTCGGCCAGTTGGTCCCACGTCCGGCCCTGCTGGCGGCCTTGTGTGACGATCTCCAGCCGCCGGGCGTCGCGGTCAGGCATGGCCCGGCCTCCGCAGCGGCGTGACGTTGCCGGTGGGCTGGCCGTCCCATGGCTGGCGCCGCCAGTGCGGCGGCACTGTGCCGCCCTCCAGCAACCGCGCCCGCTCCACTAGGTCGGGCATGATCAGCGCCAGTAGCTCCAGCGCCACGATGGCCCGGTCGGGGTCGGCCTCGGTGGCCATGGCGGCGGCCATGTCGGCGATGGCGGTCAGGTCATCCGTTAGGCTCACGGGCGGGCCTCCTGCTGGGTTGGCTTGGTGGGCGGCTTGGCCGGCTCGCGCTTGTTGTGGCGCGCCCACACGGCCTCCGCTTCGTCCAATTGGCGGCCAAGGTCCGCGAGAATGCGCTGGATGCGCCAGTGTTCCTCTCCGCCCTCATAGGCCAGCTTTAGAAGCTGTTCGTGGACGGCGATGGAGGCGCACAGGACGCGGATCGTGCGGAAGGGCGGTGGTGCGGTCCTGATCATGGCCAGCGATCATCCTCCGCGTCTACGCGGCGCAGCAGGATGTAGCCGGCCAGCAGGGCCAGCCCGATAAAGCCGACAATCCCCGCGAGGATCAGTTTCAGCCAATCTATGAACTCCATTGCGGTCTATTCCCCTCTTGTGTAACGGTACCTGTGGCGGTGCTGCGGTGGTCGCGCCCGCCGTGCGCTGTGGCCGTTCCCCCATGGCCCGCGCATCGCCCGGCCCGTCACGTTCGTCCCGCGTGACGGGCCGGGCGGCGGATTACGGAAGCCGCACCCGGACATCTATCCCCACAGCGTAGAAGATGACGGCCTTCGCGCGGTCGTCGTCGTCATACTCGACGGTGATGCGGTCGGGGTGCAGGCGTTCGTCCGGGATGGTGATGCCGTGGCGCTCCGCGCGCCACTGGGCGTAGAGCGCGGCTCGGTAGCGTTGCAGATCGTCGCCCCGGAAGCGGTGGTGCAAGTCTTCGCTCATGTCCTACTTCTCCTCGATCATGCGGTGAAAACAGTCCGCCGCTTCGCGCCAGATGGCGATGGCAGCGTCCGCAGCACGGGCGGCGTCGGCGGCAGCGCGGGCAGCGGCGCGAGCCTCTGCGCGGGCCTCAGCGGTGCGGGCGGCGGCGGCGTAATCAGAACGGGGGGTTCCGGGCGTTAAAGCGGCGATAGCTTCCGCCCGCATCTGCATTGGCGCATGGCCGCGTGCCCTAAACCACGCATTCCTGGCGTTAACAGTAACGTATTCGCCGGACGGGATAACGTAGATATCTTCGCGCCTCTCAATGGATAGCGCGTGGGCCTTGCGGATGGCGTCCAAGAAGCACGAAGCCTGCCCCAGCAAGTAAACGGGGCGCCGGTCTACTGGCGTGCTTGCGGTTTGGGACCGGCGGTAAATGTCAAAACTATTGGGTGCGCTCATGATGTCCCTCACAGTGCTTGCACAACGGTGAAACCGGAAAAGCCCAAGTATTGCGTCCAGTCCCAGTGTTCGTATTCACGCCGTTGCATATGTTTTGACTTGACGCGGTGGGGGTCTAGGGCGGCGACGAAATCAACATAGAGCGCCCGCATTTCGGCGGGTTCCGTTTCGGGCAACTCAGGCGGCAGTTTGCGGCCCGCATCGCGGCACGCGCGGGACGCCTCGTTTATGCCGAAAGCGTTTTGCCCGTTCCCGCGCCCCTCGACGGGCGGTTGATAGCCCCATGTCACGCGGGCGAAGGCGTATTTTTTGCGTGAGGCGGGGTGTCGGATGGAAACGGCCGCGACCGGCGTAGGGCCGGACATGATCACGTAAACGGATAGGCCGCGAAACGGGTCGCGCGGCTTGCTGGCGGTGTCGCTCATTTTATCCCCCTTTTGCGTAGGACGGCCGCGGCGATGGCCACGGCGCGTATGAACAGGTCTAGGATCACGGTGCGGCCTGTCGGGCCATCATCTCGCGCAGATGCGCCAGCGTGCCCTCCGCGTCGTTTATGAGCCAGTGCAGCCCCATGATGACGCCTTGCGGGAGGCGGGCGGCTTCAGCGTCCGCGTGTAGGGACACAAGATGCGCGTGTAGGACCGAGAGGCTAACCGCCACGGTTTCGGCCGTGGCGGGCGTGCTGGCGGGTGCGGGCGCGCTCATGCGAGATACTCCTCCCATGCGGCGACGATAGCGTAATCGGGCGGCAGATGGCCCGCGTGCGGGTCCGCGCGGTAATGCTCGCGGGCGTTGTGCAGCAAGCTGGCCAGCGCCTCATCCGGCTCGGGATCATGCGCGGTTGAGTAGGCCAAGCTATCGCCTAACCATATCTCGACGCTGGCGACGGCGCCGCAGCTTTCGCGGCGCCAGATGACAATCGGATCGGTCACGATGTCAGCCCTCCTGCGTAGCGGCGGCGATGGCGGCGCGGATTTCGGCCATCTTCGCGGCCATGCCTTCCTGTGTCTCGTCATCTTCAAAACCGGACATGAATTCTTCGGCGATGGCCAGCGCGGCCAGCAGGCGGGGTGCGGCGGCGATAAGGCGGGCGTTGGCCCGCGCCTCTGACAACGCCCGTTCGGGCGTGCCCGTCCAGCAGATGAGGGGGCGATTGCCGAGCGGCTTGACATCGGTTCCGCTGGCAAACCATGGGCCGGGCGTGTGTGCGGTGGTCATGGTGGTGTGTCCCTTCCGTTGTCGAGCGCCTAGGGCTCGGGAAACCGGGCGGGGTGCCGCCCGGAAGCCGGAGCCCTAGACGGCTTGCACGACATCGAAACCGGCGCGGCGAAGCATACCGTTCCAGTCATGGCCGCCGTCCACCTCCAGCGCGCGAACAAAGCGGGCGAAGGGGGTATCGGGCAGCGCCATGATGCGCGCGCTACCGGCGGCGCCGGGAAACATAGCCATGATCGCGCCAGCGCACGCGGCGGTGTGCTTGTCGTAGCCACCGCCCCCGGCGGCGCCGCGCACCATCTCGCTCCCGATCCAGTGGACGTAAGCGTAAAGGCGCCCCGCGCCGTCGCGCGGATACTTGAAGGCGATAGTGGCGACGCGCTGGCCGTCGTGCATGACGACATAGGCCGAGACGTTAGCGAAGGCGGCGCGGTGCTGGTCATAGATGCTGGTCATGGTCTGTCCCCTTGTGTGCGGTGGTCGCAAGAAACTCTGTAGCGTTATCTATGGCGTGACGCAATAGGTGTTAGGGCGTCACGATTAGGAGAGCCCAAAGCGCGCCGAGTAGCAGCGCGAGGGTGGCGGCATGGCCGGCGGCGCGGGCGATGGTGCGAAGCGTTTGCATGGGTGCGGTTCCTCTCACTTGTTGGTGGTGTCGCGCGCAACGTCGCGCTCTACCGCCAGCCACCCGGCCGGCGTGACGATGGCACGGCCGCGCTCTATGGCGATCCAGCCCCGGCGGGCGAGGCTGGCGGCCGTGCGGCGCGGCACGTTGAGATCGTGCGGCGCGAAGCGGCCGCCATACTCGGCGATCTCCATGATTGCTTCGTATTGGGCGCGGGTCATCGGAATGCCTCAATCTTGCATGTGGAGAGGATCGCTTCGTAACGGGGCTTGCCCTTGGACTGGCCCGCAATCATCAGCAGCGTGCCATCGGCCGCGTGCTTGAACGTCTCATGTCCTGCGGCGCGCCAAGCGTTGCGGCTTTTAGGCGTGACGCGATCCGCGCGCAGATAGGTGGACACTTGCACGGTGAACCCGTCGTCAATCGCAGCGTTCAAGCGTTCTGCGAGGCTGGCCATGTCAGCGGTTCCAGACCAACAGGCCAAAGGATGCGCGGTAAGCCTTGCCAGCAGATACCGCGTCCTCCTCTGCGTTAATCAATGCGAGCTGCGAAGCGTAGAAAGCCTCGCGCATGTCATGCGACGCGAGATTAAGGCACTCGCTGAACGGCACATCGCTGGACGGCGCCAGCGCGTATATGCGGTCAATCATCGCATCCTTAGCAGCGCGGGCCTTGCCGACGCGGGCCTTGTGCGATGCGATGCGAGTGGTGATTGCGGTTGCCATCGGTGCAGCTCCTAATCAGTTGCGACAAGAGAAATGTATGTGCGGGCCAAACGGATTGCAACAGGTTTTTTGACGCCAAGTGCATATTTTTCTTCTGTCGCAATGCAACCGAATCTGTTTATGGACGGAAGTTAACAAAGGGGCCAAAAACGCGGTTTTTTCCGTGCGAGGTCCGTGCGGAGCTACGCGATGGCTGCGGAGCGGAAAGCGCCACGATTCCAAGGAGATAGCGCGGCCTCTCCGCTATCTCCGTAGTGGTGTTGTATATTGTTTAGGTATAAGTGTTATATTATAACATGTGTATTATAGGGATAGAAGGTCGTCCGACTCAAAACCGCGTGCGTAGACTGCGGATTTACGTAGAGCCCCGCGCCCTCCCCATCGCACCCCCGCATCCCGCCCCCGCCAGTGCCATGCCGCCGCTTGGCCCATCTCCGCAATGCGTAGATTACGGATGCTGCGGATAGGTCCATTCCCCCGCACTGCCCCGCCTCCGCATTGCGTAGATTACGGATGGCAACATGCCCCGCGCTGGCCCGCCTACGCGCTGCGGAGATTGCGTAGGCTGGCGCCAGCTCGCGCCAGGCCGCGGCGTATACATTCCAACGCTTGGTCATATGTACACATGAACACTTGAATAGCTGTTCATATGAATAGCTGTTCATATGTGCAAACGTTGGAATGCCTGTAATAGATTGTATAATGCAGGCAGCCGGGGGGGAGGGGACCCGCCGGCCGCCCGGTCCAGGGCCGGAGGGGCCACAAGCAATTTTTATTTTTTGCGAGCCCTTTGCGCCCGCGTCACACAACATGATACAAAGCGGGCATGTCCGTTTTCTCCCTCCCGTATGAGCCGCGCCGGCTGCAAGCGACGGAAGCGCGGCTGGAGGCCATCTACAACGCGGCGCGCAAGGGCCTGCGCGGGGACACGCTGGCGCTGGCCGCCGGGATGCGTCCTACCGAGTACCGCACCCTCTGCGAGTTCGACCCGCTGGCGGCGCTGGCCGAGGAAAAGGGCCGCGCCGACGGCGAGTTGGAGATGGCTGGCGTGCTGTACGACGCCGCCAAGGGTGGCGACGCCAAGGCGGCGCTTGACATCCTCAAGCACACCCACGGCTGGGTGGCGAAGCAGGCCATGACGGTCGAGGTTAACCAGACGATCTCGATCACAAGCGCGCTACAGGAAGCGCAGCGCCGCGTTATCGAGGGGGTCGCAGAGGCGGCCGCAACCATCGAAGACGCGAAGCCCTACCCGGAGCGGATCCGTGCAGACGGTTAAGTACTCGCCCGACGACGAGATGGAGTTGATGAGCCGGCTGTGGACGCCGGCCATCAAGGACGACCCGCTGAAGTTTGTGCTGTTTACCTTCCCGTGGGGGCAGAAGGGCACGCCGCTGGAACACTTCCAGGGGCCGCGCAAGTGGCAGCGCGAGGTGTTGCAGAACTTGGCTGACCACATCCGCAGCAACAACGGCAAGGTGGACTTCGACACCTTCCGCATGGCCATCTCGTCCGGCCGCGGCATCGGCAAGTCGGCGCTCGTCTCCTGGCTGGTCATCTGGATGCTGACGACCAGGATCGGCTCGACGACCATCGTGTCGGCCAACAGCGAGGCGCAACTTCGCTCCGTCACCTGGGCCGAGATCACCAAGTGGCTGAGTATGAGCCTCAACAGCCATTGGTTTGAGGTCAGCGCGACGCGCGTCATGCCGGCAAAGTGGCTGACGGAGCTGGTCGAGCGCGACCTCAAGATGGGCACGCGCTACTGGGGCGTCGAGGGCCGGCTGTGGTCGGCGGAAAACCCCGACGCCTACGCGGGCGTCCACAACTTCGACGGCGTGATGCTGATCTACGACGAGGCCAGCGGTATCGACGACACGATCTGGTCGGTCGCCGCAGGCTTCTTCACTGAGAACACGCCGCATCGCTTCTGGCTGGCGTTCAGCAACCCCCGCCGCAACGCGGGGTACTTCTACGAGTGCTTCCACTCCAAGCGGGACTTCTGGGGCACGAAGATCGTGGACGCTAGGTCGGTCGAAGGCACCGACAAGCAGGTCTACCAGCAGATCATCGACGAGTACGGGCCGGACAGCACTCAGGCCCACGTCGAGGTCTACGGGCAGTTCCCCAACGCCTCCGACGATCAGTTCATCGGCGCGTCTCTGGTGGACGACGCCATGCGCCGCCAGGCGCACAAGGATCCGGCGGCGCCCGTTGTGCTTGGGGTGGACCCGGCGCGGTTCGGCAGTGACAGCACGGTGCTGGCCATCCGCCAGGGGCGCGACATCATCGCCATCAAGCGGCACAAGGGCGACGACACCATGACCGTCGTCGGCCACGTCATCGAGGCCATCGAGACGTACAAGCCGGCGCTGGTGGTCATCGACGAAGGCGGCCTGGGCGCCGGCGTCGTGGACCGGCTCAAGGAGCAGCGGTACAAGGTGAAGGGGGTCAACTTCGGCAACAAGTCGAAGAACCCGGTGATGTGGGGCAACAAGCGCGCCGAGATGTGGGGCGAGATGCGGGAGTGGCTTAAAACGGGCTCGCTTCCGCAGGACCGCTTCCTCAAGAACGACCTGACCGGGCCAATGATGAAGCCCGACAGCAAGGGCACGATCTACCTGGAGAGCAAGAAGGATATGAAGGCCCGCGGGCTGGCCAGCCCCGACGCGGCCGACGCTATCGCCGTCACCTTCGCCTTTCCGGTGGCCCATCGGGAATATGTGGACAGGGCTCTGCGGCGCAATTATGCTGCGGGCGGCATACAGACGTCTTGGATGGGATCTTAAGACATGTCGAGCAACACCAAGCCGATTGGCGTCGCCTACGAAGACCAGGACATCGTGGGGTCCGACCGCATCCTGTCTGGCGACGAGCTGGGCTACGCGCCGTCGGCGCAGGGCGCCGTGACGCAGCTCACCAGCAAGTCCACCGCCGTGACGCTGAACACTTCGGCGGGCCGCAT